AACATCAATCAATTTTGTTTCAGGGGACTATAACCGCAAAACTGGTTTAGTCGGAAATTCCACAACAAAATATCTTAACAGCAATCGCGCTGCCGATGCCGATCCTCAAAACAACGCAAGCCTCTCGATATGGGTATCAACTCCAGCAACTGCTAATAATAATTATTATTTAGGAGCAGTTAAAACAACGCCAACGCCTATTGTTTCTTCCAATATAGCTACCAATATTGGTTTTTCTTTGAGAGCAAACACAAGCGCACCAAACGCGAATCGCGCAAATAGTGGGTTTGCAGGCGTGTCCAGAAATTCCAGTTCAGCTTACAACTGGCGGTGGGCATCTGGAGCTTATACTGGGTCTTTAACAAGCTCAAATTCAACTGGGACATACAGCGGAAACATTTTTGTTTACGGCGCAAACGTCAATGGGGCGATTGCTAGCCGATCAAATGGCAGGCTCGCATTTTACTCGATTGGCGAATCCCTTAACCTCACCCTACTCGACACCCGATTGTCCACCCTTATGACCAACCTATCTGCGGCCATACCATGACACTCGCCGACTTAATCACCCAGCCCGTCAGCTACGAGACCGCACAGGAACTTGCTATCGTACTCACGCCAGACCAAGCCTCTACCCTCGGCGCGGTTCAAGCGCAATACGGAAACCCTAATCACGTTGCTGCACCCGTTCCGCTCACAGACGGACGCTCCATGCTATGCGCGGATTTACTTACCGAAACAGGGCAAGGAGGACTCTACGCGCAAGGCTTCGCGCATCTCCCCGCCGATCTTTTCGCTCAAGTGCAAATCATATCCATGGTTGATGCCATTGCCCTAATTCCACAACCCGAAGAATAAATCTAATGGATATCCGCAAATATTTTATTAATATCGTATGATTTTAACAAATTCCACCGCAGCAGAAGTTGGCACAAGTGATGTAAAAGCAATCCTATCGTCAACGACCTCGTTTCGGCAGTTTATGTGCTATATGGCAATAACCTTGTCCCAAGCGATTTCTGGCACAGTTGGAGTAATAAAAAACGGGATAGGTGGATTGACTTTTTCTGGAGCGTGTAATTACACGGGGCCGACACAAATAAACGGAGGGCAAATAGCGATATCAGGAACAGTTGCGTCAACACTAAATGGAGTGATTAGCGGAACTGGTTATCTTACAAAAACTGGGACTGGAACTCTTACACTCGGAGGCAACAATACCTATTCTGGAGGAACTGTGTTTTTTCCAAGTTTGGCAACCGCAACAATAACATTTACCTCTGGCAATGCTTTTGGAACAGGGTTGTTTACGGCGCAAGGCAACTGCCAAATTATCACGGGGGGCAATGTAACTCTTCCAAATAATTTTCAAATTAATACTGGCTCGACAATGCAATATCGCACCTCTGGAGCGAATACGATAACGGTTACAGGCAATATAGCGGGGAGTGGAGGCATAAACAAAACAGGAAACGGCATAATTATTTTAAGCGGGACACTTACTTACACAGGATCAACATCCAGAACCTCTGGTTCTATAGTAGCTTCCAAAACAACTGGTGCATCAACTGCAACAGCAACATGGGGTACGACTCTCTCAGTTTCGTTCAATGTTGCACCTCCATCAGGCATAACAACATTTCGCTTCTTCCAAGGCTCATTTAACCTTTCTTATGGTGCAGTAACTTTGGTTGGTGTTCCAGTTGGAACGACAGCAACATGGGCAGCAGCAACCTCAACACTTACAGTAATAGTACCATGATAATTCCTCCAAACGAAAATGGTTGGTCATACGATGATTCTACAGGCAACTGGAAATTGGTGTATGCTGACAAAGTAATTATCTTTTACGAAGAAACCAACGTGTCAATCGCAACTCAAAGCACATTGTTTGTGGGAACGCATGAAGAGTGCGAAGAACAGATAGCCAAAGAAGGATTATTTTGGCCTGTTGATGTTGAGATAACCGCTTGACAAAAACGCAATTCAACGATTAATAATAAACTATGGCACTCACATTTAACCCATTTACTGGCAAACTAGACTTCACAGGAAGTCAAGCCACCGCAGCAATTGGGGCCACTGGGGCCACAGGCCCGTCTGGAGGCCCGACTGGGGCTACGGGCGCGACTGGAAGCACGGGCGCGACTGGAATAGGAACAGACGGAGCCACAGGCAGCACGGGGGCTAGTGGAATTAATGGTAATGATGGAGCTACTGGTTCCACGGGCATACAAGGGCAAACGCCTTGGACATTGCCAGCTACAGTGTATAATAATGGAACTTCTTACAATCTTGGAGATGCAGTTACTTATCTTGGCGGTTATTACTATAGAACTGGCAACCCACTAAACCCCGGTTATCCACCAACACCCGGATCAATTAATGCGTCATGGACACCAGTTGCTGATGGTGGTGCTACTGGCCCAGATGGTGCAACAGGAGCCACAGGAACGGCTGGACTAGACGGAGCTACTGGATCGACTGGTGCTACTGGCGTTGCTGGAATAGATGGTTCGACTGGAGCCACAGGAGCCACGGGTGTATCTGGAACTGACGGAGCAACGGGTTCCACTGGAGCCACAGGATTACAAGGGGATGTCGGAGCGACTGGGGCCACTGGTATCCAAGGAGACGTTGGAGCGACAGGCGCAACGGGTGATCTAGGAACCACGGGCGCAACGGGAGCTACGGGATTGACTGGGGTTAGAGGAGCTACTGGTTCTACTGGTGACATCGGTGCAACTGGATTAGATGGTGCTACAGGGGCCACGGGGGTTGGTGCGACTGGAGCTACTGGTGTTGAGGGATCAACAGGAGCTACTGGTGTGGCTGGAGTCGATGGAGCTACTGGTGCTACTGGTATTCAAGGAGATATTGGAGCAACTGGCTCAACAGGGGCCACAGGATTAACTGGTGACATTGGCGCGACTGGCGCAACAGGCTTGCAAGGAGCAACTGGGATTATTGGTGCTACTGGCATTGAGGGAGCAACTGGATTGCAAGGTGATGTTGGTTCGACTGGTGCTACTGGAGTTGAAGGTTCCACGGGAGCAACGGGAATTGGCGCAACAGGAGCTACGGGGCTTGTTGGAGCTACAGGTTTAGCTGGACAATCTGCTACTTTTTATAATTATCAAGCTGATGCAAATCAAACAACTGGAGTTCCAACAACTGGACACTTGTTCTGGAATAACGCATCTCAAGTTGCAGCAACATCTATAACACTATCGCACATCGATGCGCTTGGTAACGACATTGATGTATTTTTCCCACTATTCAAAACTGGAGACACTTTTGTAATTCAGGATCAAAATAACTCAAATAATTTTCAGACATGGGAAATTAGCGCAACGCCAACGATTGTATTAAATAGTTACATTTCAATACCATCAACATTAGTTACTTCTGCTGGCACAGGAACAACAGGGTTCGCTAACAACCACCAACTAATTTTTGCTATTGTAAGCAGCGGTCTTGTTGGAGCGACTGGCGCGACTGGAGCCACGGGGGTACAAGGAAGCACTGGGGCCACGGGGGTTACCCCAGCAAACATCGTTCTTTCGGATATAACTGGTCTAACAGGGGCAACACAATTAACCAATCTTGTTGAAATCACTCAAACTGGATACAATTTAATCGTTACCCCAGACCCGAACACGTTGTATGTAATTGTTGGGCCATAATAAAATGAACGATAACGCCACATCACACGGATTAATGGGTACTGTCATCTCGACCACAGGATTTATAGTGAGTATGTTACCAGAAATAGAAGCGTCAATTAGAGTTGCTGGCGGGATAATCAGTATTATTGCTGGTGTCCTGACATGCATCTACATGACAAAACAAATAATTAAAAAATGAACGCAAAACAAATAGCATTAGCAATGATACTACTATCATTTATGTTTTTGGGAATGGCATTCTTAACGGGATGTTCAGCACTTGGGCAACCAAGCCTGTGTGTGGAAACGCAATACGGCAAATTCTGTTATGAACTGCCAGAAATTAAAGGACTTAAAAAATGAAAAACCTACTAAACACACTACTCGAAAAACTAAGCGAGAACTCGACATGGCGCGGCCTCATTCTGATTGCTACGGCAGTTGGAGTTAAGATCGAACCAGAACTCCAAGAAGCAATCCTCGTCGCAGGACTAGGGCTTGTTGGATTAATCAACGTCATTCGTAAAGGATAATGGTTCCAAACTCCCGACCTCAGCAAGCTAAGGAGAAGACGCTCTCGATGGTAATAAAATCGGGAATCGTTGATCGTGTTGCTTTGGTTGGAATTAGAGGCTATTATCGTGATACTATGGGAGAGAAAGGGAAGAACGATAGGGGTATCTACGATGATGCGATTATACTTTTATCTCCTTCTGTTCATGCTACTTTCAATGCGAATACTGATCCGTCAGTTCATAAGAAAGGTATTGCGGTTCTCAAAACG